AAGAAAAAGAAAAAAACTAAAAAGAAAAAAGCTAAAGCTAAAAAGAAAAAGAAAAGATAGTTAGGATGTGGAATCCTGATCAGATGTTTGTTGTGGGGATGGTAATTTTTTTACTGTTGTCGCTTTATTGTCTATCACTGATTCCTCATTAGATTGAGCTAAAAATTCTTTCGCTTTCAACAATCTCTCGTTCTTCTCTTTGATTGTTCTCATCCTTTCATAGAGTTGATCGAGATTCATATCGTCGATCTTACCATGTCTTACGATCTTCTGATCAATATAATATCCTCCAACTTTACCTCGAGCTATTTCAGTAGTAGCCGCAGCCGCTAGATTCCTTTGATTCTTCTTTCCCATATCTCTAATCTTTGCGAGTTCTTCTAAATGTCCCTCAAAACTAAGGCCGTATTTCTGCCTCACTTCGTCTCGAAGATTGCTAATGTAAGCACAGACCAGAGGATATTTATTTGGGTTGGTCATGATAGATCCTTCCCTGGATGCGTCCGAGTAGCCTGCGCGCTTTGCAGCCTCGGTTTTAGAGATGGGGATTCCTTCGATTCCATAGACTAACAGAGTAGCAAATTTCATTTGCATCGGTGTTAATTGTTTGGCTGATCCTCCATCATATGGAGTCTTGCTGGCAAATTTAGTCATACTGTTTGACAATATATAATACTTATTCTATAAGCGCAACAGAATGGCGATTACAGGAAAGATTCTAGATCACGTCTTGAAAAAGTTCATGAAAGCTGAAGTTGCTCAGAACGCGAGAGTCCAAGTGGAATTACCAAACGGTGAAATGTACGATATGACGGACATTCTACTACTTGAGAACGCGATTTTGGGTGATAGTGAGACTCACAGATTAGTTTTTCGGTGTAAGAAATCTCCTTATAATATTGGCAAAATCATCGGTAAATTGTAAGTGCCCCTTGGGGTGGTAAATTATCCATGACCGAGCGGCAACTTTGGAGAAAATTAAAAAATGAGTCTAAGAGAATTACGTGGACAAGGCTGGAAAATTGGGCTTTATTCGGCACTCCTGATCTGTTGGGCTACTCTTTTGCTGGCAACTTTTTCACTGTTGAATTAAAAGTTACCACCCCAAGAAAACCCAATTTTGTGCGGTTCTCCCCGCATCAAATATCTTTCCACATTAAGCATAAAAAGAATACATATGTCCTGGTAGCTTGTGCCCTGGACCAGCTTGTACGCTTGTACCCTGGCTCCCGGATCCTGGAGCTTGTTGACTCAGGCTTGAAGCTTGAACCCTTAGCTTGTGGCCTTGGTTCCTGTGTATCTTATCTCGAAAAAATTTAGTGAATCTTGTACTGAACTTCATAAACATCTTTAGACCAGCACGCGCGACAGTCACCACAGGTATTGCCCTGCTCGGGTGCCGGGCATATGTGGCCAGCTCTAGGCTTCGTCACGACTGTGGACCAATGCGACCACGCCTGACCGGGCACGGTATCATTTTTCGCGTTGCTTAATCTTATTATTAAATTTTTTGGGACGCTTGAACCCTGAAGAGGTAGATACTGTCTCTCTTGAGTTGGTAGCCAGTGATTTGTATCCGGTGTTAAATTACAGACTTCAAATATGTTTTTAAGGTGCCACGCTCCCTGAATGTCTCCAGAGTCGTGCCATCTGAAATGCTTCTTGCCCTTCACAAGTACAGCCATTGCTTCTATCCAGTCAGGATGGGTCAACGAGTCCAGCCTCCGGGCTAGCGCGTCCTTAACATTTGGGAAATTGTAACGGCCCTTGAAGGCGTAACATTTATAGCACGGCGTGCCAGGGACCTCTCTGAGCTTCGCGCCTGTCTGGCATGCGACGGCCGGCAGGTTATATGAGCCCTCAGGCATCTTGCCTGGCGCGCTCAATCCTCCGGTGATTTCTTTGGCTTCTTTTTTATTCACTTCTATGTCTCTTATAATATCCTATAAGCTTGTCGCTTGTCAACCTGAGCTGCTTGAACCCTGATTCTTTATGGGCGGGCCCACCCGCTTGGGAGCTTGAAGACTTACTCTTCTTTTTCTTTTTTTTCGGCTTCAAGTGAGCGCGCCATGCAGCGCGCTCAGCTAATTGTTTAAATGTTTGGTTGGTCCAGCTCATTAGTCTAGTAGTGTCATATATTGTTTTGGAAAGTTGCGGCTGAACCAGTCAAGCCCCTTCCGGTGCCTGTCCCAGTCCTGAAGTGATTCCGCGCCGATGATTACATCATAAACAGCGGCCGCGTATCCTGGGACCGTTGCCTTTTCACCACCGAATCTATTTTCAATGACTACGTCCTTGTCTCCATCCAGGTTATAATTTGCATCCTCGAATGGGACTTTTACTTTTTTTCCTTTGTATATTATTTCTTTCATTTTTTCCTTCCATTGTTAGCGCTGGCCCTGAGCTGTACAGGCCCAGGACCAAGAAAATTTCACAAGTTTATTGCACCGGGAAATCTCCAAACGAGGGCAAGATCCCACTATATCCCAGAGCTCAGGGCCTGTCAACTATAAAATTTTTTTTCTTGTACTTTAATGGGCGGGCCCACCCTCCGGGGCGGGCCCACCCGTGCTTGAAGACTTATTGCAAAAGCGCGCTTGCGGACTCATTGGTATGTTTTATTTTTTTTCTGGCCAAGGTGCGAACCGCGAATGGCGTGTCCAACTTAATGTAACACTAAAACCCTATACGCACTTTGTTGTCTGGGTAACTTGACCCCGGATCACAGGGTAATCTCACGAGATTGCTAGCGCGCTCCTGTAATCCGGGCTCAAGTTTGGCCAAGCGCATCCTAGTTATTGCCGAGGCGATAACACATTGGGGACTTGACCCCGGATCCATCTCGCACGAGTTTCGCCTCTCGCGGGTTTATGAAATAGATCCGGGCTCAAGCTTGTTCATATTAACCCATATGCATTTCTCTTGAGAATGCATATGAGCAAACCCCTTTGCGTTGTATAGCCTAGGCGCAACGCAATTAAGCTTTGTTCATATATCAAATAGAAATAATATTGCTAACCCAATAAAAAATAGCATTGGATAAAATAGAATACTATCTACAACCAAAATATCACCCATAGTCCGAGAGCAACGCAAAAAATGTTGCCAGCCCAAACCCATTTTGGGTACATCTTAATTATATCTTTAATTGTGTTTCCATATATCATCATAGAAAATCTTATATATTACTTGACTATGGCTTGTCAATAGTTTAAAAATCTATTTATGCAACAACAAACAGAAAGGCAAAAACCCATGAGTAGAATAAGACTAAATCAAGAGGATCGTAATAAGATCGGAAATCGTATGCGAGTACACTTGGAACAAGAAAACACGCAAGAGAAAGAAAAATTTTTTAAAGAAAGAGAGAGTTTTTTGGACAAGCAAAATGCGACTTGGGATTTAGCAAAACAATGTGTAACAAGACAATATCCAAAAGATGATGTTAAGATGGCACATTACTTGCAAGACAAATATCCTAATGTGAATACTATTGCAAAAGATAGTTGTTTCCATTTTGGTTATATGAAGAAGAAAGATGGTGTTGAAAGTACAACTGATGGCGAGTATATGAACGACAATCGCCATAGAGATCAAGATGACCAAGACGACAAATATGTCACAAAACATTTTGACTTCCGATTAAATGGAGATATTGATGGTGTTGATCGTCAAGGTGAGGATTATGATAGTTATAATCCACAATCAAAAGATTTTGCTTATGCTTATTTTCGTGATGAGTTAAAAGCAAAAGAAAATTGTAATCCAGATATAAATATAGAAATGGATAACAAGCCGAGCAATCCACACCAAACTAAATTTTGTGATGCCAATGACAAGGCACTAGGATTTTCTGGCGGCAAGGGAAATGAAATATCCCACGCAAGAGATTGGAACGCAAACTATGAGTTGGATTTAATTGGTCGTGAGTATTGTAGAGATCGTCAAATCCCAGTTTCAAAAGCCGAGTTTCAAACTTTTGTAATCTGGCAACAAGCAAAAGGTCAAATGATTATGGCACATTATAAATGGATTAAATCTGTCTTAACTCAAATGAAATTTGTGAAAGATGTAATCAAAGGATATAAATATCTTGATGAGGCATTGGAGTTCGCAAAAGAAAGTGATTTAAATTTAGACGAGGCAGAAATTATTAGATGTAATAGTAGTGGTCTAATGATTTACAATCCTAAAAATGCGGCGGAAATGTTAAAATCAATGAAGAATAAAAATCAAACAAGGGAACAAAAAATTGCCCTACGCAAGGCATACAACTTGCAACATGGCGCACCAGTTTTTAAGTAAAATAATCGTTTGACTTTATACATGGGATATAGTATTATTATCCCATGTATAACAAAAAAGGAGAAAGTCAAATGTCAAATAAAGAATATGACCACGCCGACCACATGGCAGTTATGTCAGAATTACTTGTCTTGTATCAATTAAAAAATGAAACGCAAGATAAGATTACTGTGGCTAATGTAAAACTAGATGAGATAAAAGAGTTGCAAAAAAAGAAAGAGGAAAATGATGATGAAATCCCTTTCTAAAACTACTCTTACAATAGATAACGAAAGTAAGTTAGACCTAGTTCCAGAAACTTATTATATTACTTACTATGCTAAAAAGCATAGTAAGATTATAACGAGGAAAGGTTCTAAATTTAAACCTAATACTGAAACACAAGGAAAATACTTTGTATCAAAAAATGATACACCTTGTTTTATCTATTGGGATTGTGACGCTGAACCTAATGAAAATGGAAACCAATGGCGACAAGCTACTGGTTTGATCTCGGTAAAATCAGCTTAATGAGATATTGCCAAGGAATAAGTTGCCACGAATATAGAACGAAAGATCGTATTCGTGGCACGAAAGGAAATAAGCATTATCAAACTCGTAGGCGTTCTGGTTTTTATTATGGTCAAGGAAATTTTTGTTCTTTACAATGTCAGAACGATTGGCTTGTTAAAAACATTGAACACGCATTAAATCATTTCGGTAGAGTAACCGAGGCGAAGAAAACAATGTGTGATCAAGCGTGGTATAAGGATTATAATTGGGGAAGTAATGGCAATCATACTCACTTCTTAATTAATGATTTACTTGGTGAACGCATACCAATTACTCAATCACAATACAATGACAAGAACATAACTCAACCGAATAACTTATCCCAATAAGTTATGCATGATCGAGGCGCTAACGCGCCTCGATTTAAATATCGTGTCAACCCTTAATATCCCATAGTATCATGCAAAAACTGCATACCTACCACATATGGTAGTGTCAAGTAAAATCTTATAATATCCCTCACTTTATTCGTGTGTGTTGCAAAAATGTCACGCCCCGC